TAAGAAACCATAGGTTTCTGCTAGGCAACAATATAGCAGACCATTTGGAAAATTCATACTAATATAATTAGTATCATCATTTTCTAATAGCGCTGGCGCTGCGTTGTAATGAATTTTGTATGCAAACGTGCTACCTGGTGTTGGTGAAACAATTATAGATCCAGAGTTGGATGAACTCTCTCCAGTTGCTCCTGTATCTAACATAGCGTAGTATTTTGGTGTTCCAGTAGATGTGGTCGCTGAAATATATTCTTCTAAAAATGTTAAATCTCTTTTTTCTAAATAAGTATTGGCGCCAGTGTAAGTGGATCCAGTTGCAGTGTAGACCTGAACTGCTCTAACAAACACAGCTCCTGCTGGTACAGTTACAGTGCCTGTTCCAGATGTAAAATTACCTGTAGATGTTTTTCTATCAGCGTCAATGGGCACATCTCTAAATATTCTATATTGTGCATTTAAAATGATGTTTTCTAAAACACTATCTGATAGCACTGTAGAGCTAACTTCTGTGTAGCTCCTTATTTGTGTTTTTAATCCTGATGCACTTAATCCTGCCATATTATGCTGTCAACGTTGCCGGACCAGCCGAACAATTGTTGCCTCCTCCTGATACTCCTCCACTTGTAGCAGTATCTGTGTCTACAGTAAAGTGGTAGAAGTTATCTGTTTGTGTTATATTTCCGCTTGAATCTCTCTTACCAACTGTAATCGAGTAACCAGCAGATTTTGCTACGTTAGATCCTGTAATACCATCAAAATTTTGTGGATTATTAAAAGACGCAGAAGTAGAAGGTGCTCCTCTAAATCTAACTGTGTCTCCTGTAGATCTACCGTGTCCTGTTTCAAACACGTTAATTATTCCAGAGCTAGCTGCAATAGTTTCAAAAGGATTAAATCCTAGTATTGCAATAACTTCATTTTCAACTCTATCTGGTCTTGAATTTAATAATCCTTCAGCATCTCCTCCTCTAGTTCTTAATTCTAATTGAGGATGTTTTTCTTCATATTCTGATCTATGTACAAATGAACCGTTCCATTCTTTTAACATTTCGTTATATGGAAATTCCATTCCTGATCTGTCTGATATTGCTTTTGAATATTTTCCTCTTGCCATTATGTTCCTGGGTAATAAGTTTTAGGTGTTATGTGAACACTAGTAGAAGAGCCATCTTCTGATAATGCTCTTGCTAGTTCATCTTCATAATAAAGTTTCATAGCTTGTATTCTATCTGGTGCAAATTTTTGTGCTAAATAAAATGCAAGTCCTGATACCATACAAGGCACAAATCTAAATGGTACATCTGTTGCATCAGTATAAGTTGAGTCTGCATCTTGTATTCTTTTTACGTAATAAAAATGTAAATCTTTAGATGCATTAGATGAATCTGCTGTTGGATAAACTGTTAAGGTAGTTCTATCTACAAATCTTTGTACAAAATATTGTGAAGGTGTACCTTTAGATAATTTATTTGATAAAGCAGAATATGTAGATCTATCTATTTTTGTTAAAGCTTGATCAGCTTGTGAAGTTGATGTTCTACTAGTTCTTAAAGTTGCTTCTAAAATATCTGCTACACCATAAACGTTAGAAGTTGCATTTGTGCTAGAACTTGTTCCATCTCCACTTTCTCTATAAAAAATATATTCTGTTTGGCCTTCAATTAAATCAATATTAGTTTC